AATGCTCAAGGATCGCCCCGAACAGGACGATCACGATCAGGAACACGACAGGGATGATGGCGGCGGTCATTGCATCCGCCCGCTCGGGAGATCGTCGTCCATCATCGTCTTCGCCGTGGCAACCAGTGCCCCGGATATAGCGCTATTCGACAAGCCAAAATAATTGCCGCAGGTGTAGACCGACCGGGTCATGTGGTCCATTACGGTCGGCATGTCCTGTATGTAATGCAGCCAGATCACCATGGTGAGAACGGCGACCTCATCCGCGTCCATTCTCTTTGGCAGCGCATCGAAGATCGTTTCGATATAGCCCTCTGTGAGGTTTTCCTTCTTTCTCGGCATCTTTCTCTCCTTCTTGGTCATGCGTGAAACTCCACCACACCAAAGTCATCGCCGCTGATGACAGCAAAGGCGAACGCTCCGGGGTGGTCGTTCTCGAACCGCTCTCGCGCCTCGAATGGGGCGCGGCATGCGTAGATTTCGTAGGCCATGTTCAGGTCCTCATCCTGCCATATGAAAAGCCAACGCATCACTCGTCCCCCTCCTTGAAGCTTGCGTTCTTGAAGTCATTCTCATGCAGGGCGGGCTTGCCCACCCCCTCAAAGATGTACTTGTTGAAGGTGTGGCGGGCCTCATCGAGGGTGTCACCGCCGATGCAGGCATCAGAGAACCCCATCAGGGTGCCATCGTCGTTGTAGTATACCTCCTTCAGCTCGAACCAATCATCCCCCCCGTTCTCTGACGGGGTGTTCACAAGGCGATAGTTCCAGTGCATCACACCTCCTCCCCGTATGCCCGCAGTGCTGTGCGTAGACGCTGCACAAGCTCTGCCCGCTGCAGGTAGAACGTCATGAGGCTGACATCCTCATAGTCCGGCACCTCGCCGAACTTGCTGGTGGTGATGTCGCCCTCGGCGCACTCAAGTGCCACCTTGGCTTGATCGAGGGTCAGCACGATGACCCCCTCGCCCTTCCATTCTTTCTTGGACATCAGTTCGATCCTTCCGTTGGTTGCTGATCTTCTTTAGGCCAGCCCATCTCGCGCAGGTTCGCCACCACATACGGCACCAGTGCGGTCGATGCCTGCGCTGCCTTCTGGGCCTCATCCTTGGGCGGCTCCACTGGCAGGTACTTGTGCAGCTCCTCCTCGAGCAGGGTCTTGGCCTGTCGCAGCGTTGTGATGCCCGCAAGCATCGTGGTCAGCTTCTGCTCCATGGATCGACGCGAGCGGCCCTGTTCCTCGGCGCGGCGCATGGCCTTTTCCACTGGCGACTTGATGTCCTCCAAGAGCTTCTTGGTCAGGTCGCTGTCGTTCGAGTGGTAGTGCGCTCGGTTGATGTTCAGGTGGTACCCGTCAATGGACATCCAGTAAATCGGCCCGACCGATCCGACATGCTCACCGTAGGCGGCGCAGTGGACCCGGCAGACAAAGCCGCGGGTGTCCTTGTTGTCATATACCGCCTTCACGACGTTAGGCATGAGGTCATAGGCCTTGGCCTGCACGATGTCGTTGATGATCTGCCCGTAGTCCTTGCGGGGGATGTCTTCCATGATCTTGCGAACGATTGCCCGCTTGTGTGTCTTGCTTAGTCGCATGCTTTCCTCCTTGGTTTGGCGCATGGGATGGGGGCTGGATGACCAGCCCCACACCGATGCGTCAGAAGGTGTTGAACACCTCGTTGGCCAGCTCGTTGGCGCGTTGTGCCTCAAGCTCGGCCTGCTGTGCGGCGTCAGATGCAGCGGCCCGCGCAGCCTTCAGCTCGCGCAGTGCATCCTCGAAGCGGTCCCAATCCTCTTGCTCATACTTGCTGGGCTTGAAGACCCCCTGCACACGGTTGCCGTCATCGTCCTTGCGGGTGGTGAACTTGCCGATCAGGTTCTCGGCCATGATCACCATGGGGTCCTTGTCGCTCTCGCCGTTCACGGCCTTGGACAGTTTGTTCTCGCTGTCGATGTTCTCGCTGTCCAAGATCGCCTTGACCAGCGCGGGGGTGGCCTGCGTGGGGATGTCCAGCACACGCAGTGCGCCGACAGAGTTTTCGAGGTAGCGCTTGGCGGTCGCCTCCTTCACGCCCGCCTCCTCGATCAGGCCTTTGTAGACCTGCTTGCTGATGGCGCGGGGCAGGTTGCCCTTCACCAGCTTCTGGCTGGACAGGCCTGCGATCAGCGCCGAATAGGCCCCGATCTTCTGGCCGTTGGCCTCGGCGGTGCGTTCCTTGGCCTCGCCCTTGAGGTTGGTGATCGAGGTCTCACGGGTGGCGATCTCGTCGAACACTGCGCGGTCGATGGTGGTGGTCATGGTCTTCTCCTTGGGTTGAAGGTCTCTTTTCTCTTCTGCGGACCTGAAGCATGTGATGGCCACCCCGCAGGGTGGCGCACAGATGATCCAGTTAAACGCCGTTCCTGATGGCGATGAGGTGGTCATCCTCGATGAGCTTAGCGGCCTCATCCAGAAGGTCATTGGACATGGCATCGAGGATGCGGAAACGCTCGCAGTAGATGTCACTGTCGCGCTTCCAAGCGTCACGGTCGCCGATGTAGTCCCGGCCATGGGGTGACAGCTCTTGAAGCGCCCGCATGGCCTCATGGACTGCGCGGCGGGCTTCAATCCGCATTTTCACTAGGTCATCGCGGCTGGTGCCGTTGATGTTCACGATGGGTTGCATGATGGGCATGGTGGTGATCCTCAATACAGGTCTAAGGTGTCGGCGGCTTCATGGTGGTGCCACCGGGCTTCTGCCGCCTCGCGGGCAGCGTTGCATTCGGCGCGGTCAAGCAGGTCCTTCTGCTCAGAGAACAGCCGCCACTTGACGTTCAGGATGCGGTCTTTGCTCTCAGCCTCTGGGCTGTCGGGGTCCATGCCCAACAGCGACCGCTCGAGGTGCAGGATGTCGTCCTGCAGGACGCGCATATTCTCGCGGACTTGATCGATGTTCATGGCGCACCTCAGAACGGCAGGGATGGCAGGGAAACGGGCTTGGCCTGCCCGTACTGGGACAGTTCGACGGTGCGGGCGGCGTAGACGATTTTCGACATGATAGGTCTCCATTGGTTGGTTGATTGCACTGGCACACAGGATGCCTGCCCCGTGGGGCAGGTCACCAGTAGGTCAGTCGCAGGATGAATAGCGGGATGATTGCAGCATCCACACCTCGCCGGACTGCCACACCGTGAAGGTGTAGCCGTACCCCGGCCCAAGTAGCGCCTTGCTGCGTCTTTGATGAAGGTGTCGATCTCGTCTTTCATGCCGTGATCGATCAGTTCTTTGAACGCCCGGTCACGGGTGATCATGATGCCCTCGGCGCTTTCGAAATAGGTCATGGTTCAGCTCCAATCTGCCAGAGCGAGCTTGACGGTGAGGCGGTTGTATACAGCGCCGTCAGGGGTGCGCTGCCCTGCCAAAGCAGCGCCGACCTCTGCAGCCCCGCGCTTGGGGCCGTGCCGCTTGATCAGGTCGGCCGCGAAGCGGTACAGGCCTTCGTCATTGTTCAGCCACAGGCTGACGTTCCAAGCGTTCCAAGAGCGGTGTCCGTTGTAGGGGGTCATGGTTTTCTCCTCAGAATGGCGGCTCATCGCCGGGATGTTTCGGTTTCCATTGCGGCGGCGCATAGCAGGCCGCTTTGGGTTGCTCTGGTGGTGGTGCCTGCCGGGGGATGATCCCCAGCAGGTCTAGGTGCTGTTCTAGGGTCACTCGGTGTCACGTCCGCCCCAATGCACTTCAACGTGCAGGATGTGATCCGGGTTAAAGAAGATGTGCCGGGTGTCACCGTTGTCATCCAGCACAAACAATTGGCCATCCCTCCCGGGTTCACCAAAGAAGGTTTGGCCGTTGGTCAGGGTGACCGTCAGGTCAAAGTAAAGCCGCTCACAGGATGCGACCTTGATTGCGTCCAAGATGGGGTTGCTCATGTTTTTCTCCTTGGTTGGTTGGCCTTTTGGATGCCGCCCCCGCAGGGGCGGTCACCGAAAGGTCAGGCGATGAAGTGGGCCATGACGCCCCGTTCCATGGGTTCGGTTGTCTGCAGCGACCACCCGTTCAGGATGGCGTGATCGACAGCGGCGAGGTGGCTTTCGAACCAGATGTGCAGGTGGTGTTTCATGCTGCCACCTTCTGGCGCTTGGCCACCACCGCCTTGGTTGACGCGACGACCGCGTCGAACAGTTCCCGGTGTTCCGGGGTCATGAAGATCAGGCGGGCGATGCTGACCTTGAACGGGTTCAGCTCATACATGCATCCCAGCCAGTAAGCCTCACCGGGCGTTCCCATGGGCGGGCAGTTGGCCTTGATGCGTCCCTTGCGTGGGCCGGATTGGCAGACAGCTTGCTTGTGCGCTGCGTTGACCAGTTCTTCTACGTTCATTGGTTTTCTCCTTTGATTGAACCACCAGAACACCCGGCAGGGCCGGATGCTCAAATTGTTCAATTGAGTTTTTGGGGGTCGCGCTGGTGTCTCTTGGCCCTGTTCCCGGTGCATCACTGCGGCGGTTGAGGTGTGCCGATAGCCAGCACGTTGCCCCCTTATGTCAGGGTTGCCTTTCGGTTTCCTCCAATGGAGCGTCTGGGTCAGGCGGTCATCCGCGCTTACGACTTGGGCCTTCTGGCTCGTGCGCCCCCATCGGGTGGCGCTATGGCTGGGTGGGCTGGGCAGCTGGGGCCGGATCGGCTCGGGCTGCGTCCCGTATCACTCTTCACTCGGTCACTGGGTACGCCCTATGTAGGCCCTTTCCACAGACTGACTGTCAATAGGGGTCAAATGCCCTTTGGTGCAGTTTGGCGCAGTTTGCTGACCATATCGACCATTGTGTGTCGTTGGTGCAACACATTGGTATTGCCTTGGTATGGTGCTGGTGTGGTGTTGGTCTGGTTTGGTCCTGTCTCGCAGCTGGTCGAAACGGGGTGATTTCGGGGTGATTCGTGGGGGTGATTCGTTTTGTGATTGCGCTGTGATATCAATGGGTTGAGTGGATCGAGGTGGTATCGATCAAGCCCGCCCTTCGAGCGCAGCGACATGCAGGTGCAATCGGTCCTGTGTGGTGGTATCGTTCAGGCACAGATCACAGGCACCAGAGGCCTGCACCAGATGAGGATCAGACCATGACAGATGACGTTGAAGAGACCCCCAAGCCCAAGGCCAAGAGGATCGCGCCCGCCAAGGGTTCGCGCCCGTCCCGAGGCGTCAGCCGACATCTGGCGGTCGTAGCAGGAACAGACACTGAGAACACACCAAAGGCAAAGCCAACACTTGGAGAGAGTGGCGAAGCATCCAAGGGTGCCACGTCTACCGGGACCAGACGCAAGTCAGGGAAGAACCTGCTGCTGGGCCTCACGTCCAAACAGGAGGCGTTTGCTGAACATGTGGTGTCAGGTGAATCACTGTCGGCTGCATATCGGCTGGCCTATGATGCCAAGGGGATGTCAGATGAGGCTGTCAGGGTTGAGGCATCACGGCTGTTCATGCACCCTAATGTTTCCCTGCGGGTAAGGGCGTTGAATGTGGAGAAAGAAGACCAACGGCGCATGTTGATGGTCTCGGACGCCCAAGCGTCGATCACAACCCTGCGCGACATGCTCAAGTCCGCCGACAGCTCATCCGCCAAGATCAGGGCCGCTGAGCTTCTGGGCAAGGCTGCTGGCATCTTCACCGACAAGCTCGAGATCGAGGATAAGACAGATCGCAGTGCGGCTGACATCGAACAGTCCATTGCCGAGAAGCTGGCAAGGCTGGGGCTGACAAGGTAGGGGCGGGGAAAACACCCCCTCCCCCTCCTGTGCTGTGCGCTGCAATCGCCGTGCGTACAGCGCGATGAGCGTTGTCGGCTAGGGTGGCCTAGGCCGATGCATAGATGGCCTTCTGGCGACGGCTACATTGAGCGCACGGCCATGGCGTGGGGTGGGGATCAGGAGGAACGGGTGACCTGCGACCCCCACCTACCCCCAACCCCCCGCTGATCGACGGCGGCCCGCCCCGGCACATACATGATGATCCACTCAACCACAGACCAATCCCCCTTCATGTACCCCCCCACCCCCTAATTTTCCCGTAATATCAAGGTATTACACAATAGGGCACCCATATCTTGTTGATTTAATTGTGTTTTTGCACCCCCACCCCCCTATATTTCTACTCAAAATGTTCTAAAAACGACATGAGTCTCCGAAAACACGGGGGTTAGACCCTGAATCGTGATGATTTGTGTCGCTTTTAGACATGTTTCCCCATCAGAGATGGGCAAACCAGCGACAGTCCTGAGGTGTGGTGACAACCGGACAGACAAGACATCCCCATAGGGGTGTGTCTCGTCCGTCCGGTTACGTCAGTGTGTTTATGCTTGTTATTCCACGGCTCGCAAATACTCGATCTGCATGACGCTGATGGCATCATGCCTCACTCGCATTTACTCCCTGTGGAATAACAACCCAGCCCATGTGACAAAGGGCATCGAGTGGTGTAAGGTTGCCGTATCAGGGACCCTATTGGAGATTGATCATGGGAGCTGGAGCAGGACAGACGGGAGGCGGCATTCAGGCGATGCCTCAGATGGGGCAGATGCCTCCGGGTGTGCCAACGCAGGGTGGGATCAGTGCCTTGGCAGCACAGGGTGCACAGATGGACCCTCGCTTAGCGGCCATCATGCAGGCCATGCAGCAGCAGGTTGGTATGCCCGGTGCCGGGATGATGCCTCCGGGTGGTATGCCGACGCAGCAGACCCAGCAGGCCATGCTTGATCAGATTCGTCAAACTAGCCCCGCAATTGGTCTGCCCGGAGTGCCGATGCGTCCAATGCCGGGGATTGCCGCTCCGGGTGTACCCGGCACGATGGTCAACCCTCCGCGCCCGATGATGCCGAAGCCTCAGACGATGGCACCAAACCGCCGTCCGGGCTTCTCTGGTTTCCGCTGAGCTCTTAGTGTCTATACTGTACGGATACCCCTTGTATGGGGTATCCTTCTATACGTTTAAGAGTCTTCTACCGGATGTATGAGTCTACCGGATGTATATATAATATATATATACTACACTAAGACTCTATGAACTACTGTGTACACCGTGTACACTGTGTACATAAGACGGCACCCATAGCTACGGGGAGGTAGCTTTGAGTTTGATTGTTCTGACGTGGCAGTCGGTCTGCTCCTCCTCACGTCAGTTCAAGGGCAGGGTTCGTCAGGGCTGTTCTCCCCAGCGCCAAGGCTGAGCCCTGCCCACCTATTGAGGCACCATGGGAAAGTACGACCACATCCTTGCCAAAATCTCCCAACTGCCATTGGCTGAGCAGGAGGAGCTTCTCCGTGACCTCGAGGAGCTGGAGCGCAAGAAGAAGATCGAAGAAGCGCAATTGAACTTTTTGCCCTTCGTCGAGCAGATGTGGCCCGCCTTCATCGCTGGTAGGCACCACAAGATCATGGCGGATGCCTTTGAGCGCATCGCCAATGGCACCCTAAAGCGTCTGATCATCAACATGCCGCCTCGACACACCAAGTCGGAGTTCGCGTCCTATCTCTTCCCGGCATGGTTCATGGGGAAGTTTCCCCACAAGAAGGTGATCCAGACTGCACACACCGCAGAGCTTGCAGTGGGCTTTGGCCGTAAGGTCAAGAACCTCATCGATGGCACCGACTATCAGGCAGTGTTCCCTGCCACAAAGCTGGCAGCAGACTCCAAAGCATCGGGTCGATGGGCAACCTCAAAGATGGGGGAGTACTTCGCTATCGGTGTCGGTGGTGCCGTCACGGGTAAGGGCGCTGATGTCCTTGTGATCGACGACCCTCACTCGGAACAGGAGGCAACCATGGCTGCCTTCAACCCGGAAATCTATGACAAGGTCTACGAGTGGTACACCTCTGGTCCTCGTCAGCGTCTGCAGCCCGGTGGTGCCATCATCATCGTCATGACGCGGTGGGCAAAGCGAGACCTCACAGGGCAGATCATCAAGCGCTCCACTGAGCGTCAGGGTGTCGATGACTGGGAGGTCATTGAGTTTCCCGCCATCATGCCGTCGGGTCAGCCGCTATGGCCAGAGTTCTGGTCCCTCAATGAGCTTGAGGCGATCAAGGCCGAAATCCACGTCGGCAAGTGGAACGCACAGTACATGCAGAACCCCACCTCCG